GTCGCTTAGAATCGCTTTGACACGCTTAAACAGCTGGCTAGCCATAGAGGCTTTGTCTTTACCGTTTATCTTGAACTCAATCACACTGCATCGAGAGTGTAGGGGATCAATGATACGGTTCTTGAAGTTGCAAGTAAGAATGAACCCACAGTTCTTACTATACTCTTCCATAAAGTTACGAAGGGCAGGTTGAGTAGACTGTGGGTTCAGATAGTCAGCCTCATCGAGGATGACGTACTTACGATTACCTGTAAAAGAGATAGTCGATGCGAAGTCTTTGATCTCTGTGCGAAGAGTATCGATGTTACCATTCATTGATCCATTGATCACAATGTAGTCGACATTAAGTTGCTCACACATAGCACGAGCAATTGTTGTCTTACCTACACCAGGACCTCCAGACAGTAGGAGGTTAGGAATGTTATCTTGATCTACAAACTGCTGAAAGGTTTGCTTCAGCTCGTCTGGTAGAATTGTATCGCTAATGGTCTTAGGTCGATACTTTTCGACCCACAAGAAATCTTTTGACATCACATACACTCATAATATAAAAAAGTAATTAGCTTTTCAGGCTGTATAGTGCGACACCACATGCACCAACGGTCAGCAGCAAAAACCACAATGCTAATGCTCCCATAGCTTCCTCCTTATCCTTGTCCGCGATACTTCTTAAAGCTACGCTTAGCAGACTTGTTCATAGAACTCTTCTTTACTTTGCCTCGGCCGATGCTGGTACGCTTATGGTTACCATCACGGCTCATGTTTACTCCTAGGATGTTACTCCCAACTTTCTTAGCCAACCTTACTGTCCTCCAAAGTACGATGAACCTTCCATAGCAATCCAGTATGTTAAAGATCCATCCGTTAATTTAAATTGCGCTAACCTCTGTGTAGAGATAGTCACATTATATGTTCCAGCAATTAGTTTAAGGTTCTCTACTTTGAATACAACCTTAAACTGTTCGCTTGTCTTACCGACCTCATAAGAAAACTGATGAGCAGTTGTGTTCTTAGTGTTGGTTGCAAGCACCTTGATTGTTTCACCATCACCCTGAATGATAAGCTCAGGCAGACCCATTACAGATGCTGCTTGTAGTAAGTGCTTCAATACTTTATCACCAAGATCAAACTTAATTGGTTGGTCTGGTAGCGTTACTGCTTTGTCAGGTGGTATGGTAACCATCGACTTATCAGCATAGAAATAGTGACTACTGGCTTTGTTATCATCGCTAATAGAAACGTAGTACGTATCAAAGTCAAAGTCCGGTTCATCAAACAAACTAACCACACCAAGAAACTCACTGAGATCGTATATAGCAAACTCTCGTGGAAACTCCTCTTGGACAGCAGCTTGAGCAAGCACCGTCTTATTCTGAGACACGGTTCGAACTATGTTACCCTTAGACACACACAGCGTTGGGTTGATGGTAGAGAAGTTCTTTAGTACTTGGAAAGTACGTTGTGTAAGTTTCATCGCTTGACCTTCTTAACCTTGTTGATATCAACAGTAGCCGATGCACCAATCTGAGCGAGGTGCACTAACGATCCACCGAAGAAGAACGAACCCATATGAGTAGTCTTCATCCAAGGACACAGCCAAACCTTAATACCAGCCTTACGAGCCCACTGACAGAACATATAGTCCTCGGAAAGATATCGCTTACTCTCTTCGTCAATCACAGTATCAAAGTAAGCTGTGATCTCGCGACTGCCATCAAAGTCCTTAGTGCGTACGTGGTCTGGAAGATACTTTTGCTGTGGATATGCTTCATCGAATTTCTCGAAGGCTCGCTTTTGGATCATCATAAATCCAGTACCACCTTCTAGTACTTCGACTGGCTCGTTGAGTTGGAATGTGCCAGATCCAGCGGCTGGGTTGAATACAAAGTCACCAACAAAGTTATCCAGCTCGTTTGGATTGTCGTCAGCATATCCTCGATCGACAGCATCCTTGATCTTCTCCCAAGCAATTGTCTTCTTAGGATAAGGAGCACACATAATATCGTAGTCACTTTCTTCACTCATAAGAGCAAGCATAGCAAGCACATCATTAAAGTCAAATCCAATGTCACTATCCAGGAAGATCATGTGAGTGCAATCTGATCGCATGAACGTATCAACACAGTAGTTACGTGCTCGAGTAATCAGCGACTCATTAAACAAGTAGAAGAAGACCAACTCCACTCCATACTTTGCAGCTGCCTGTGCAAGGTCAGTTGATGACTTGGTGTAAGTGCCAGCACACATACCACCGTACATTGGAGTACATACCATCAGCTTTCGCTTACGCAGATCTTCAATACTAACTTCAACTTCCATTAACTTTCTCCATACTTTTGATCGTGCTGCTTGCCGACACCGTAATCACCATCATACTGGTTTAGCGCTTCAGCTTTAAATAATAAGAACTGTCCTACACGAGTTCCACGTTTGATTCTAATTGGTCCATTGTTTACATGAAGAACACCAGCCATGACACCCTCGTACCCAGAGTCATACAGTCCGGATGTGATAAAGCATCCGTTACGGTTTAGACTTGAACGAGTAATTACCCACCCAGCTTCATCATCGCCAATACAAACAATACCTTCCATGATAATCTCATAACTACCCTCATCGAGTCTCCACCAGTCATCGGTAGGTTGAATCTCTCTTGACTCGCGATGAGTCTTCTCCTCTTCACTAATTACAAACACTTGACCATACGTCTGGAATATTTTATCCACACGCAGGTCGATTGCATTTGGTTGTACTTGATCGCCGTCGAACTTACTTAGGGACGATTTCGAGTTTGGTGATGCTAGATGAATCATCGTCAAATGTGTCCTGTGTAAAATACCATAACAAAACAATATAGTGAATTGCTTTAAGCAAATCCTTCTTATTGTGTCCTTCTTTCTTACCGTACCGCATCAAGTACTTGATAGCAGTATCCCGACATGTAGTATCGACAGACCCAAGAGTCTGCCATACATCAATTGTCTGAATATTGTTCTGCTCTTGGCCTGCTAGCTCACCAACATAGTGACCAGCGTAGGTAGATTCAAGATAAGTTAATGCTTGGGCTAGAATTTGATCTTCATTAAATCTAAACTTCTCACTCATTAGAACAAAGCCTGTCAATGTATGTCATATTATCAAGTGCTGTATTCACCAGGCTAGTATCATCTGTATGGAAGTTAAAGTCAACTTCTTTCTCAAACTTTCCATCAATAAGACCAGTAGGTGATCCATCAAACCTTATACCATTAAGACCAGTCCACACACCAGCACTGCTATCCCATGTATCGATAGGGAAGTGCTTAACTAGATCGATCTCATTCGGTCCATCAACCATGCCAAGCATATGGATCTTCTTTTTATTCATTACTACGTTACCAAAGAAACCCATGCGCGTTAGCTTTGTCAGTACTTTCCACCGACTAACAAATCGTTGTAGCTTATTGTCTTTCTCTACTCCATAAGCATTAGGCACGCCAAGGATAGAAATACCAATGTAGTCTACATGATGGATCCTTGATGCCCACATACACGTCTCGAGATAATCTCGGATGTTACCAATCTCAGATTGTGGTACAAAGAAGGTACCAAACCCAGCTTCACGTAGCTGAGGTGCCATGAAGCAAGCTGCACTAATAGTACGCTGACCTGACTCACCTGGATAGTCTGACATTACAATGTAGTCCGCATCGATCTTCTCACCCATCTCAATCAGCTTGTTAGATGGGTACATTTGACGACCTTGCTTGTACATCTCGAATGCACTGTTATCCAGAATGTAAGTTAAGCCACGATTGTTCTTCTTGAGATCACTATAGAACTTAACATAATCTGGATCATCTTCTACGAGATGAGCGAGTAGCAAATGAGTCTTACGATCTTTGACTAGATCGAGGTGTGGCGTTGGTGCAATGTGACAAAAGTCAATCATAATAACAAGTCGCTCCGTTCTCTCCGTCTTCACTCACAGTTATGGTCAACCTACGCTTAGGATAGTTGACATGAATGTAATCAGCTAGATCATCAGCCATCATTTCACACGATCGATGGTTTAGCTGTAACGTGCCCTTTTCATATAGATTTTCTAGCTCTCTCTTAAACAGAATAAACTCAATATCCCTATCATCATGAAACACCTCAATCTCTACTTTGAAGTGAAACATATGACGGTGAGGGTGTTTAAGAAACTCTACACCAGCAGGTGCATCAGGGTAGCAGTGGATACCTTCTTTCTGAAAGGTTACCCATATACGCTTGTTTGCTCTCATCATGATATATCCGGATATGTTCCAAACGGGGCTTTAGATATTACATCAGGTAGATCCGAAGGTCCACCTTTTTCTATCCACCTATTTGATATAATGTGAGTCATGAACTTATCGACAATTACCATACGCCAACCAAGACCTTGTTTCGAAACATGATCGTAGATACCGTCTGGTACATTGATAAGTAACTTTTTATTAATATGACGTTTGCTGAATATCCTATCAACTGTGTCTTTACCTAAGATATTCTTTAGATTCATTTACGAATCTTATTTTTTATGTCATTACCTTTTTCTGCTGCAGCCCAAGCCATTGCAGCTATTTGTCTGACACTAGTAATGTCATTGCAAATAGTGTGCTTATAGTGCTCACGTTTAGCTGTAAAATCCCAGTACTTGTCGGCCCACTTGCAATAAGCATCCCTGGCCTCTTGCAGATTCATGCGCTCGAATTCTGGAAAGTTGCGAATTGCTTGATCAATAAACATAATATACTCCTTATCACCCGACAGCGTTGGCAACTGCGCCCTGCTGTAATTTGATGTTGTTGTAGAACTCTTCCTTAATAGAAGCACTATAGAACTGACCACGTAGCACACAAGTCTGGGTCAAAGATGAATGAGCACATACACCTCGGTTCTCCATACAACCGTGAGTACCTTGAATGTATATGCCTACGTCCTCACTACCAGTAGCCATCATGATCTCGTCTGCAATGTTACGAGTAAGCTCTTCTTGCAAAGTACCACGACGAGCACACCACTGAGCAATACGTGCATACTTGGACAGACCAATTACCTTAACACCAGGAATGATTCCAATGTAAGCGGTACCGCGTACTGGTTGGTGATGATGCGAGCACATAGACTTTAGCTCTGCTCGTACTACAAGCATACCAGTGTAACGGTCTTCGGAGTTATCGTTAGGGAATGCAGCTACACGAGGACGTGCATGATACCGTCCTTCCATAAGCTCATTAATGTACATCTTGGCTAGACGACGAGGAGTGTCTGCACTGTTAGGATCTTCTGGATCAATCACTAAGGCCGTAAGTACATCCTCAAAGGCAAGCTCAGCCTCATCAATTAAGTCCTCCAACTCATCCTCGCCAATGAAGTCACTAATGTTATCGCCAGCCCAATACCGCCGGCCGGCCTTCTCTAACCGTTCACGAATCTTATCACTAAATCTCATTTCTTCTCCCAAGGGAACACATACCAAACGTCACTATCCGCTATCTCACCATAAAAAGCAACATCTTTAAAAGAGCTGCTCCACTTTTGGTATAGAACGGCTACACTATAAGAATTTTCAAAAACATTTTGTGTTGTTACTTCAGTTAAAGTCCGACCACTATCGTTAATGTCATCAACGATTAGACTGTACTTGTCGGTTGTAAACTTTTCGTTAACAGCACCGTCACGGGTTTGCCACATAAGCGGTACTAACGGAATATCGAGTAGGTGTGATAATTAACACCAGGAATAAGCCCCCCTCTACCAAGAGCTACAATCTGTTCGGGTTTACCCTTTTCGTTATCAGTGTGCGTAAGGACAGATTCCTTAATACTCATAACTTTATTGGACTTGACCTTACGTGCAAGTTCTCTCATTGCCATACTATAGTCGCACCAGCACACCTTTTCGATGACTGGCATCTCAACTTCAAAACTCATATAAGCTCTTCACCCCACTCACGATGACCTTCACGGAAAGCCATATTAGATTGCGTCTCACGTACCTCTACTCGGAAGCACCACAGACGTTCAGCTTCTGCTTGACCCCAGTAATCGGGAATGTAAACGCCATTAACAAAACGGTACAATTGATCAGCAAGTCCTTCACATCCTAACTTAGGAAGGATAGTTAAGCGAGCCATCTTCTTTTGCTCAAGCAATTTGTATGTTTCCATTTCTGGATCGTCTTCTGCTACAAGCAGAGTGTGGTCAAACTGATCCTTTAGAATAGCCTTTAACTCTTTCAAGCCACCATAGTCTGCACACCAGTTGCGTGCATCTAGATTGTTAGTACCGAAGTAGAACTTCATGTTGAAAGAGTATCCATGGATTAGATTGCAATGGCTGTCTGCTCTCCACTGCCTGTACGCTACTGGAAACTCATCGTGGTACTCCTTGGTGGAGACGTATTTGTATGTTACTGGTTGCATGTTCATGTTCCTATTACATTACCAAACACATGGCAATGTGCTCTTGTTGAATAATTGTACCCCCTCTGCAAAGCTTCAACTGCAATCTTTGCTTCGTGTGTTACACCTTCTTCTACTTCTTCCACCAGCTCC